TTTATTCTACCACCTTCTGCCATGTATTTCATTGATTTTCTTTCCATTTCATCTCTAGCAGCGTCAATTGCTTCTTGTTGATTAAAACCTTGTTCCATAAACTCTCCAACAAGTTTCATAAATTCTTTTTCATAATCATCAGTGCCTTCTGCATAACCAATACGACCACCGTTTGCCTTTTCTACAGGTACTTTTGCTCCACCATATTTAATAAAATTAATACGATCTTGAATCATTTTATCAGATGCACCAGTTATTGATTTTATCGTATCTATATCCATGCCTCTTTTTAACATATCTTCTATCATGGCCATTTGTCTTTGATCTACCATTTGTTGAGTTACTGCCTCATCTGCTGATGGTTTTGTTCCATCCGAGTGACTAATACGACCACCCTCTGCATAACCACCCATACCACTAGTATATTCAGCTGTATCTTTGTCTGTTAATTCTTGTGCCTGTTGGTCTGTGTATCCAAGATTCTTGTAGTTCTCAAATAAATAACCTTTTAATGCTGGTATGTTTCTAGTTAGTGCTTGCGCCTCTTCATCACCTTGTTCTGCTTGTGATAATAAAGCAGTTAGTATACCACCTGCAGCACCTACTTTTGACATTTGTTTTAATTTAGATCCGGATGTAAAGAAATCTTGAATACCTGATATACCCGGTAAATTAAACTGACCTCCTCCTAAACCAAGAAAAGGTTTACCACCAGGTAATAACATAGGAGCAAAATTTAAAGCAGCTAAACCTAATAATGGATTTTTCTTAACAGTTTTAGCAACGCCTTTTACAGCGCTTTTAACACCTTTAGTAATAGACTTTAGAAGTCCACCTAATCCGTATAGTTGTCTGGGCATTTGTCCTCTAGAAATTGGCATAATTTATTTATTTTATATAATAATCCTTCATTTTACAACTATTCTTCTTTGTCTTCATCAGACGCAGCACCCAAAGGAGGCATTGCTGCTACCTTTATTTTCAAAGATCGTGTAATAAACTCTCTTTGTGTGGGTGAATTTGGGTCTGCGATGTCATCTTCAGCCTCTTTATCTGAACTGTATTCATAGTTTGTTTGTGTGTTTCTTAACACTACTTCAGTTTCGCATTTTACAGTAGGCACTTTTTTTCCATTTATTATTGTATATGCTACTGATCCTTCTTCTTTAAACGCCATATGTCCTCCTAATCTCTATTTATCTCTAGTATTGATGATACAACATGCAAACGATCAGCGTCTGCAGCTGTAACTTTTAATATTTCATTCTCTTCCAATATAACAGGATGAGTTAAAAATTCTACTGTTGCATGTCCGGATACAGACTTTACATCAAACAATGTAAACACATTACTAGAAGCATCTGTTATTGTAACAGTAAGAGAACTACCATTATTACTATCATCACAAACTAAAATAGATTTTACAATAGCTCTAGAATCGGACGGCACTGTGTACAAAACTGTTTCACTTGCAGTTGTTAAATCTAGTTTTGCGTTTCTATAAATATTAGCCACTTAAAAACCAAGAGAATCTCTCTTGCTCCTGTTTTTGTTCGTTTAAAAATGTAGAGTTTAATTGTTCAGTTATCAAAGTTATAGCTCTGTTAATTTGTTTTTGGTTAGAAATATCGTATTCTTCTTTTGGTTCCGGTAATCTTACTACTATCTTTGCCATTATTCTCCTCCACCTGGATCAAAAGGATCATTATAAGAACCATCTGATTGTACACCAGAACCACCGCCTGGTCCGTAAGAACCTGGTCCAGGACCTGTATCTTCTCTATAAGCTCTATCTATTCTTTGTTGATCTCTTGCTGCTTGCATAGCTTGTTGTTGTCTATCTCCACCTGCAGCTGCAAACGCTGCTTCTGCTTCTCTTTGTCTAGAAGCTTTTTTAGATGCAGCTATTTGTTTTGCAGTTCTTTCTTGTTTATTTTTATTTCTTTTAAAGAAATCCATAGGAGTATCATAAAATCCTCTTATAGAACCGGGAACATATCCTCCCACTGTTCTAGGTTTAAGACCAAGCATATCAAGAATTCCTCCTCCAAACCCAAAAGTTAAACCTGTATTAGAAAACATTGGATTTATATTTTTACCTTCAAAGGTTTGATAATTACCTAAAGTAGGATTGTAATATGCTGTTAGTTCTGTTGGTATAAAATCTCCTAACTCTTCATCATAAACATCTTTAGTAAAAGTTTTTGATCTAGATAAATCTAAGTTACCAAATTTACCACCACCTCTATATCTATCATCTCCACCACCTGAGTCTTGTGGATATAATAATCTCAATTGTTCAGGTGTTAATCCAGGAGCTGCAACAGTTTCTTCTTCTACAATTGGCATTGATGCTTGAGGCATTGGCATTGATGCTTGAGGCAATGTAAATATACCAGAAATATCTGGCATTGCTTGATTTAAATAATTTAAATACTGTTGGTATAAACTCATTATCTTCTACCGTCCGGTTGAATATCTATTTTAAAAGTGCCAAAACGCCATGATTCTGAAGCAGAATCATTTTCTATCTTGACATTAACGAACCTACCTCTGGCTCTAGTATCCTTTTTATCAGTAGATGAGGTAATTGTAAAGGGACTCAAACTAGTTGCAGTCTCTGATTGTTGCGGATATCTTTTAACTGCTAGCGTTACTTTAGCATTACCTTGTAGTGTTTTAAAGTCAGGTACAAATCTTCTCATAGCAAGAAATACTTCACCAGCTATACTGGGCCCTGATGCCTGACCCTGTGCTGACCTTGCTCTTTGTTGTAGATCAAAGTCATATGATTTTACAAACGATGTAACTGTAGTTGTAGTACCATTTGGATTAACCTGATCTGTTCCAACCTCATGCTCAAATAATATAGTTTGACCTAAACCTGTTTGACCAACTACTGCAGGGAAAGTACCTGTAGAATTAATATCAAATTTAGTACCAAAAGGTTTTGGATATACAACAGCATCAATCCATGATGTTCTAGCTTCAGTTCCTATATACCAGACACCACCTTTCATAGTTTCACCATAATTAAATACAACATACTTATCGTTATAATCAGAATTAGTTGATGGGTAATACCAAACAACTTCAGTAAATAAATTATTTAAACCAGCTATTACTTGCTGACCTTTTGTAGTATCTGCTGAATCATATACAAAATCTTCAACAGAACATGGTAATGATTTAACAGTACCATCAAACATAAAGAAACCATTTGGTGACATCCAAAAAGCAACACCATCTATTTCGACAGCTGCATTCTTACCGATCAGTCCACAGTTTGTACCTACTTGTTCAAAACCAAACGTAAACGGAGCACCTACAAACTTCATTGTATACAGTGCATTATCTGTCCACACTAGAATACTTTCTTTTGCTTTTAGTGCACCCATGATTTTTGTACCATCTTGTAGTCTAAAATCACCAGCGCTGTTAATTGAAGTTGCAGTATAATCATTTATATCTTCTTGATCCGAAAATCTAATAAACATATCGTCTTGTGTTGACGATGTGCCTATAGTTGTTTCAGTTCCAAAATGACATAAGTATCTAGTTGTTGGTGATACAAGTGTCAATCTAGATGCTGTAGGACTGTTTCCTGTTGCAAAACCCGATGTAGCTGTTGATGCTCTATTAGATGTTGCAGAAGCTGCACCTGCATTCCATGTAAAAGTTTTACCATTTGCAATCGTTGCGATTAATACTTCACCAAAGTTATCTAATGACCATAAACCCGGCTCAAGAGAAACGTTAGATGCAGAAGCTGCTTCACCCCAGTTACCTGCACCCCAAGTGTCTATACCCCAACCATAACCATATGATTGTGCGGCCGGACCCACTGGCTCGTAAGGTATTAATTGTATACTTCCACCTGTAGATACAGTAGCTGTTGCACTAGAGCTTTGTGTAATTGTAAAAGTTGTTGTTGATGGAACAGTTATAACTTGAAAATTTTTATCTTCAAAATCAGAATTAGCATAACCTGTACCACCAGGTAGTGTTACATTATTAAATTGTACTATATCTCCTACATTTATTCCATGTGCACCGCTTGTTGTTATTGTACAAGTTGCAGAATTAATTGTAGTTGCGATAGTTGCAGAATTAATTACAGCCTTAACAGGTGTTATATCAAATAGTTGACCTTCAAAATATAAAAGTAAAAATTTATCTGTACCAATTGCAACATAACGGTTACCATCAAGATCAACGAACGCGTGCATTTTTCTAGATACACCTACAATAGTATCTGTAACAAGTGATGACCAGCCACCAACTTTTTCCGGTAGTCCATATCTAAATCTTACATTATCAGAATCAATCCATCTAAACTCTGCTCCAGAGTCTGTGTTTTGCTTATCAATTCCAGGTAAGACTTTAAAATCAATTAGAGCCACGTGCTAGCTCCTATATCTTATCTTTATAAATCCAGCCTCTTGTTGCATTTGCATATACCAATGTAAATGCTGCTGAGTTTGTTGATACTATTAAATTAGATGCAGCTCCTAATATATTCGAACCATTTCTATTTATAGTAAGATTGTTAGATGCTAAATTATTTCCGCTATCGATAAAATGAACCTCTGAACCTACAGCAGGTGAAGCAGGTAAAGTTATTGTTACTGGAGAGCCTATACCACCTCCAGATGTATCTACAAAAATTTGATCACCATTTACAGCTGTATAGTTTGCACTTGGTGTATAATATCCTTTAGTTTGTAATTTACCTGTAATGTTTGTTCCATCAGAATATAATACTGTTGTTGATCCAATCGGTAATACAAGCCCTGTTCCGGATACAGTTTTAACTGTTAATGTGTAATTAGAAGAAGATCTAGATGTTGCATCTTCTACAATAAATACTCTTTCTGAAGAGTCCGGCATTGTAACTGTTCTGTTTGCAGTTAATGTACCAGTTAGTTTGTAGTATAAATTCTTACCATTTGACACAGCACCATTTGATAATGCTAAAGCTACATCACTAGATCCTACTGCTAATGATAAATAACCTGATGCTGCTTGTTCTAATTGTTGTAAATTTGTATTTGTTATAGTTCCCCATGTACCAGACTTTTCTCCAGTTGTCATAAGTTCTAATTTTAAGTCACTCGAATATGTACTTGCCATTTATTTCTCCTACGGATTATTCGGATCGATAGGCACCCAAACCCCTGTTGCATTTGGATCTATCGGTATCCATGATATCACATCTACTACACTAGTTGCAAGGTTTAATTGCTGCCCTGTTATAGGCACTCTTGTAATTAAATCAACTGCAGTATTACCTATAGCTACATTTACTCGTTTACCATTAACTAATACAGTAACATTCTGTATACCAACACCGGCAAACGTAGTTGATGCAAAAGGTGTAGCTCCAAAAAACATTAAGATCCTCTACTTGTTTGGATAGGCTCCCAGATCTGTGTAGCACCTGGTACAACGCCATCCCATTGTTTAATATTTATAGAATTTGTTGCAATTTCAAAACCCTCACCGCTAACTAATGTAGAAGCTTTAGCTTGAATTGTAACAGTTCCTGTTGATAAATTCTGTCTATTGGTTGTAACAATAGCTGTAGCATTTGCTTTAGTTGTAACATTTCCTACTGCAATTTCAACACCGCTTCCTGTAGGTGTTACTACAGCATTTGCAACAATTGTTACATCCCCTGTATCCGCATTGATTCTTGATCCTTGAGGCAAGACTGTTGCACCCGCAGATGTTGTGACTGTGCCGGACGATGCATTGACCCTGGATCCTGTTACATTATATTTGAATGCAAGTGTAACTGTTCCTGTAGATGTATTGATTCTTGATCCTGTTGGAACAATAGTTGCCTTACCAATAGTTGCAACTGTGCCTGTATTTAAATTAACTCTATTACCTGTGACTCCCATAGTCATATCAGGTACACTTACAGTTCCAGTAGACTCATTAATTCTGTTTCCTGTAACATCAAAGTTAGCAGCAGCTGAAACAGTTACAGATCCAGTTGATAAATTTAATTGTTGACCTGTAGGAGAAGCAGTTTGATTAACTGCTATTTCTATATTACCGATTGTAAAGTTTAATCTATTACCTGTTGGTAATACTAAAGCTTTTCCAATAAGTGTTGGGTTACCCGTAGATTCGTTTATTCTAGAACCAACTACATTGACGAATGCGTTAGGATTAAACCCTACATCTGAGAAGGGTGCGGCTGAAAAGGGTGTAGCACCAAAATACATGCGAGGTTACCTCGCAGTACAAGGGACGTTATTAGATCCTACCAGG